AACGGACGCTGGACATAAGGTTTTGGAATACGGCCCTGATCCTGATGTTGATACCAGTGCTATCCCTAAAAGATGGGATAATATACGCCGTCTGCATGACGACAAGGATACTGGTAAATGAAGCTATACCTAACAAATGAAGCGTTCCATGCCGCGCATCTGGTAGCGGATACAGGACGTAAAGCTAGCGTGACTATTAAAAGGTCCATGCTCATTAACTTGTTAATGGATCATTCACGATTGGTTGCCCTAGCTGAGAAGCATGGAGAGAGAATAGAAAAGGGGAAACCTGATGGCAATGACGCCCGAAGGTAAGGTTAAAAGGGTTGTTGTTAAACAATTAAAAGAGTTAGGAGCATATTATTTTTTCCCCATGACAGGTGGTTATGGAAAGAGTGGAGTACCGGATATTATCGGATGCTACGAAGGAAAGTTTTTTGGTATCGAGTGCAAGGCAGGTAAGAACACACCTACTGCATTACAGGAAAAGAACTTACGAGATATAAAGGAAGCAAAGGGCGCGAGCTGGGTTGTTAATGAGGATAACATGGCTCAAGTAAAAGGTATGTTGGATGGTATTAGTGCTTAAACAAAACTATCGGCTTGAAGATTTAATGTTCGACCAAGCCGTTAGGTTGGAAAAGGAAGGCCGCGCACAGGAAGCAGGGAACAAACTGCGCGATGCGCTACGTGCTGACACACTACAAAAGACATCCCTGAATAAGATAAGATCACACGTGGTAAGAAGTGCTGTTGCAGAGGATCTTGAATTGTTCCGTGATGATTTTGATGTTCTTGCGGAGCCTTATTTTAACCAACCACTTAGCCGCTATACCGAGACTATGGATATACAGAAAGGCTGGACAGAAACTTACATTTGGCCTCATTTCGGTAGGCGGCTTCCTAGCCGCACTCAAAAGAAAAAGAATAGGGTGAAGCATAAAGCCCTCAAACTACTAAAGACTTCTAATCGTAAGAAGGTTGAGGAGGAAGAATAAACAGTTTTGTTTCTCCGCAGGTTTTTCCTAAGTGTTTTCCCCTGTGGAGCGGCTAAGTGGGAGAGAGGCCGTATATATCCTCCTACAGTGATAAGTGGGTTGCGTCCTTTAGACCTATGTTATCATCGGGTAAGCACGATACGTTAGTCCTCCCTGTCAAGAGGGAGGCACCTAATTTTAAGTAGTGGAGAGTGTAACATGGCTAAACAGACAGATTTTATAGAGGTTGGGGGGGATTGCTACCCTCGCATAACTATACGCTGGAAAGATATTGTTGGAGACAGTGCTATGGTTAAGCCTACTGATGCAAGTAAGCTGGTTTGCCCCATTATGTACACAGAAGGCTACTTGTTTGATTGTTTTGAGGAGGACGGAGAGAAATATGTCCGAACTTTTGCAACGTGGGCGTATGACGAAGAAGAAAAAGAAGCTAGCTTTGGGGATAGGAATTGTTTTCCTGTCTGTGTTTTAACTAAGGAAAGTAGGCGCAGTTTGAAGATTGCTCTTGCTTGGGTGGAGGCTAATAAAGTTGACTGATAACATTATTCAATTCCCTAAAAAACTAAATGGTTCCGCACCTGATCCAGAACCTATGGAGATAGAGGTGCTAGTTTTTAGCTGTGGTCACACAGCAGGGCATTTGCAATCGGATGGCACTATAAAATGCTCCACTTGCTATGAAGTGGTAGATAATGCGGGGTGGGGGATCATAGAAGATGAGGATGATCCAGAGTTAAGTTAATCTCTCCGCCATACCACGAAAGTACATTCACATTAACAAGTTAACAGGGGAAGATGAGGATGATCCAGAGTTAAGTTAATAACCCCGGGGACCGGGAAAAGTAGGTACATTCACACTAACAAGTTAACAGGGAGAGCAAAGTATGGCACGGGAGCCTGAACAACTAGAACTACCTTTTGATCCACCATTAACAGATAGTCGCGCCCAAGTACGAGCAGAAGTCTTACGTACTGCTGAGATGTACGTTACGAAAGACAGGGCTGGCGAACACGGGAATATGGAGGATAACTTCAAATCCATAGCGGCCTATTGGTCACAACATCTTGGCACGAAAGTAACTGCTGTGGACGTTGCCATAATGATGACATTATTGAAGATAGCCCGTCTAGGAAGCAATGAGGCAAATCTTGATAATTGGGTAGATGGATGCGGTTATCTTGCCTGTGGCGGTGAGCTTGTTTCTGATAAGCAAGGCGACTAGGTATGGATTTGATAACCATAGACTTTGAAACTTATTACGACAAACAGTTCTCACTATCGAAAATGACAACGGAGGAGTACATACGTGATCCTCGCTTTGAAGTTATTGGAGTGGGAGTAAAGGTAAACAATAACGAAACGGAGTGGGCCAGTGGGACGAAGGAACAAACCAAGGCGTTTTTACAAACATTCAACTGGGAAGCGGCTATGTTATGTGGTCACAATGTTATGTTTGATGGTGCCATTGCTAATTGGGTTTTTGATATTACTCCTCGCGCTTATACCGATACTTTGTGTATCGCCCGCGCTGTGGACGGGGTGGAAGTTAGCGCAAGTCTCCATGCGCTTGCTGAGAGACATGGTTTGGGAGTTAAAGGCACAGCCGTATCGGATGCACTCGGGAAAAGAAGAGAAGACTTCTCGGCAGAAGAACTCTCAAGATATGGAGATTACTGTATAAACGATGTTGAGCTAACCTATGCGCTCTTCAAGAAGATAGGGAAGGACTTCCCCAAGAAGGAACTTAAACTCATAGACTTAACCTTGAGGATGTTCGTAAACCCTGTTCTTGATTTAGATTTAGGGCTATTGGAACAACATCTCACTGAAACACGTGACCACAAAGATGAGTTATTAGGGGCTGCCGGAGTAGATAAAAAAGATCTTATGAGCAACCCCAAGTTTGCCAAGTTGCTTGAAGGGTTGGGGGTGATACCTCCCATGAAGATAAGCCAGATCACAGGTAAGGAAGCGTTTGCTTTTGCCAAATCTGACGAAGGTTTTATGGCACTTGCTGACCATGAGGATACATCTGTTCAAACATTGGTTGCGGCCCGACTTGGGAACAAAAGTACGTTAGAAGAAACTAGGACACAGCGGTTTATAGATATATCGAAGCGTGGCCTATTGCCTGTACCTGTCAAATATTATGCGGCTCATACGGGTAGGTGGGGAGGTGACGATAAGATCAACCTGCAGAACCTCCCTAGTAGGGGCGTACATGGTAAGAAGTTAAAGCGTAGCATAATACCTCCCGACAACATGTCCTTGATTGAAGCCGATTCCGCTCAGATAGAGGCTAGGGTACTAGCGTGGCTTGCCGAACAGGATAATCTGGTGGAAGCATTTACCAACGGAGAAGATGTATACAAGAAAATGGCGGCACGTATCTATGACAAGGACGAAGCGGATGTAACCAAAGAGGAACGGTTTGTAGGTAAGACCACTATCCTAGGTGCAGGGTATGGCATGGGTGCTGTGAAATTCAAGGATCAGCTAAAGACATTCGGTGCAGATATGGAGTTGGCTGAAGCACGAAGGGTCATCAAGATTTACAGGGAAGCTAATTATAATATAGGTCAGCTATGGCGTAACGCTCAACAGAGTATAGTTAACCTCTCTCGTGGTGATGCCATATCATTTGGCCGTGGTAACCTGTTATCAGTAGATGTTGACCGCAGTGCACTACGACTACCCTCTGGTTTATTGATGCGGTACACAGACTTACGAGGGGATAAGATTATCACCGAATTTGATGGCATACCCACTGAAACCGTTGAATACACTTACAAAACTAGACGAGGCCGAACCCGCATCTATGGTGGTAAGGTTATAGAGAATGTGTGCCAAGCCCTCGCTCGTTGTATTATTGGCGAGCAAATGCTAGAAATATCAAAGAGATACAAGGTAGTTCTCACAGTACATGACTCCGTTGTGTGCTGTGTACCGGATGAAGATGTGGAAGAAGCACAGAGTTATATAGAAACTTGTATGCGTATGGTGCCTGAATGGGCCGAAGGACTACCGATAGATTGTGAATCGGGTGTAGGCAAATCTTATGGAGATTGTGGATGATTGATGAATATGAATTAACTCATGGGTATACGGGGTTGGTAAAGACTAGGGATGATTTTTTATGCTGCCCTAAATGTGATAGTGGTAACTTACATATGAACACAACAAATATGTCTCATGGGATAGTAC